AGAGGAGATTAAAGTAACAACCTTTGATAATTTAAACGCAACTGACAGAAATAACTTTAAAAGAAAATATTTAGATGACATAAAAAAATATGGGGAGTGGAATCCAGATAGAAAATTTGATTCAAGACAAAAAAGAGTTTTAAAAGAACAAGGTATTCAAATAAAATTATTAGAAGAAACAAATAAGAAAAAATTTTTTGATCCTAAACAATTTGCTAAAGCTAACAATATCACTTTACCTTATCTTAAAAAACAAGCAAAACGTTTACAATTAAATATCTATAAGAAAAGAATGGCTGAGTCTAGAATCGCAGTGGGAAAAGAGGCAAAAGATAAATTAGAATGGATACCTAAAGACTCAACAATTTCTGACAATGCTTTAGATAAATTATGGAAATCTAAACTAATTGTAGCTGACAAAAATAAGATAGATGAATTATTCTATCAAGCTTTTGGTAATCCAAAATCAAAAACCTATCAACCTAAAAAATTTTTAGCCATTAAAAAAAACTTAAACGAGTACAGACAATTAAAAAATGCTATTAATCTTAAATATCCAAATATAAATTTTGAACTAGATCACCCATTATCTAAATCTAGTTTAAATAATTTATTTGATGCAACCACAGAACAATTAACTCGAGTAAATCCTTTGGATAAAGATCTTAACAGGGGTTTTAAAGATGCGCTTTCACAACAGTATGAGATAGCTATGGGAGATGCAAAAAAAGGAATAAAACCAAATTTAAATAAAAAGAAAGCTGTAGAAAAAATAGCGAGAGACTTAAAACTTAATATTGGTAAGATTAGTGATGATGCAACTAATTTTAAATATGGTGTGCAAGAGTTTCAAAAATTAAATATAAAAAATGAAATAGGTAAATCTTTAGAAAACTTACAATTTTTAAATAAAAATTTTCAAACTTATGCAAAAAACAATCCAGACTTATTTAAAACGGCTGGTGTAAGCACACAACAAACTTTTACAAAATTAGATAATGTAAAAGGTCTTTCTTCTTTTATGAAAAATTTAGGAATAAAATGTAGACTTGCTAATGGTGTCAATTGTAATATGCCACAAGCATATCAAAAATCCATTGATGAGCTAACACAAAAAGCACAGCAAGGTGATGGAGCAGCCAGAGCAAAACTTACAAATTTTACAAACAAAGCTGCTACTGCAGGTAGATTAGTAAAAAATGCTTTAGGTCCATTAGCAATTGCAAGTGAACTTGCAATAGAGGGTGGTATTGCACTAAACAAAACTTTAGAAACAGGGGTGCCACTTAAAACAGCATTTGCTGATTCTATTTTTAATCTTGCTTTAGGTCCTAAATTACAGATTGATAAAGAAGCAGAACTTGCAAAAGAATTTGCAAAAGGTGAAGAGTTTGCAATGGCAGAACGTGGTAGAAGAATGATGATTCCACAAAGTGCAACAGCTGATGCACAAAGATTAAAAAAACGAGAACAACAAATGGAACAGGCTTTTCCAACTACGTCGCCACAAGAGATTGATGAAATATTAAAAACACAAGGTATGACAATTCAAGATTTTGGTATGACATATCCACAGATACAAGATTTTATAAAACAAGATCAACAGATGCAGACAATAGCAGATGCGGGTGGCGTTGCTAATTTAGCAGGTGGTGGTATAGCAAAAGAGGCAGGCGATTCATCAGGTAGACCACCAGAAAGAGGACCAAACTCACAAGGGTTGCCTTCATTATTAAAACGTGTTAGAAACTTATAGGAGTATAAATGGCAGATATAGATAAAGGACTCCCGAACACTAGAACCAAAGTTGAAGTTCCTTCTGAAGAGGAGCTACAAGAAGTTAATGTTCAGGAAGAAATTGTAGAAAAAGGACCCGTTGAAGTTATCCCTGAAGAAGATGGTGGAGCAACACTAGACTTTGAACCAGGTGCAATAAACATACCAGGCACAGAAAATCATTTTGATAATTTAGCAGATATTTTACCAGACGATGTTTTAGAACCCATTGGTAATGAAATGGTTCAAAACTATATGGACTATAAGTCATCAAGAAAAGAATGGGAACAAGCTTATACAACAGGTTTAGATCTTTTAGGATTTAAATATGAAAATAGAACAGAGCCATTTCAAGGAGCAAGTGGTGCAACTCACCCAGTATTAGCAGAAGCAGTTACTCAGTTTCAAGCACAAGCATATAAAGAATTATTACCAGCAGATGGACCAGTAAGAACACAAGTTATTGGTGTTAAAAATCCTGCAACTGAACAACAAGCAACTCGTGTAAAAGATTTTATGAATTATTTAATTATGGATCAAATGAAAGAATATGAAGCAGAGTTTGATTCTATGTTATTTCATTTACCATTGGCTGGCTCTACATTTAAAAAAGTTTATTATGATCAAAACATAGGAAGAGCAGTTTCAAAGTTTGTACCAGCAGATGAATTAATTGTTCCGTATACAGCTACCTCATTAGATGATGCGGAAGCAATTATTCATACTGTAAAAATTTCTGAAAATGAATTAAGAAAACAACAAGTCTCTGGTTTTTATAGAGACATAGAATTAGGTCCTCCAGGTATGGACTCTAACGATGAATTAAATAAAAAAGAGAGAGAATTAGAAGGCACTAAAAAAACTGGAAAACAAGAACCAATTTATAATATTTTAGAGTGTCATGTTAATTTAGACTTAGAAGGTTTTGAAGAAGTCGGAGCAGATAATCAACCGACTGGAATAAAATTGCCCTACATAATAACTGTAGAAGAAGGCAACCGATCAGTTCTTTCTATTAGAAGGAACTATGCGCCCGATGATCTAAAGAAACGTAAGATCCAATACTTCGTCCACTTCAAATTTCTGCCAGGACTTGGATTTTATGGCTTTGGACTCATTCACATGATTGGCGGATTGAGCCGTACTGCAACGGCGGCTCTCCGTCAATTATTAGATGCAGGAACTTTATCTAATTTACCTGCAGGATTTAAACAAAGAGGCGTTAGAGTTAGAGATGAAGCAGCACCAATACAACCAGGTGAGTTTAAAGATGTAGATGCACCGGGTGGATCATTACGTGATGCATTCTTTCCATTACCATACAAAGAGCCATCACAAACATTATTAAATTTATTAGGTATCGTTGTACAAGCTGGTCAAAGATTCGCGGCTATTGCTGATATGCAAGTGGGTGATGGTAACCAAGCAGCTGCAGTTGGAACTACAGTTGCACTTCTAGAACGTGGCTCACGAGTCATGTCAGCAATTCATAAAAGATGTTATGCAGCGATGAAAGATGAATTTAAATTATTATCTAAAGTTGTATCACAATATTTACCACCAGAATATCCTTATGATGTTGTGGGTGCACAAAGAAATATTAAACAAGCAGATTTTGATAATAGAATAGATGTAATACCAGTAGCGGACCCTAATATTTTTTCTATGTCACAAAGAATTACACTTGCACAAACACAATTACAAATAGCAACATCAAATCCACAACTACATAACATGTATCAAATTTATAGAAATATGTACGAAGCGATTGGTGTTAAAAATGTTGATGCAGTTTTACCCCCACCAGCACCAAACGCACCAATGGATCCAAGTTTAGAGCATATTAATGCATTAGCAGGTAAACCTTTTCAAGCTTTTCCTGGTCAAGATCATAGAGCACACATTACAGCTCACTTAAATTTTATGTCAACTAACATTGTAAGAAATAATCCTATGGTTATGGCTGCAATTCAAAAAAATATTTTAGAACATATTAGTTTAATGGCACAAGAACAGGTACAATTAGAGTTTAGAGAGCAAATGCAACAAATGATGATGCTTCAACAACAAGCAGCAATCAATCCACAAGCACAACAACAGCTACAAATGCTTACAAATCAAATTGAATCACGAAAAGCAGTGCTAGTTGCTGAAATGACGGAAGAATTTATGAAGGAAGAGAACAAAATTACATCACAATTTGATGGTGATCCTCTTTTAAAACTAAAATCACGTGAAGTTGACCTTAGAGCAATGGAAAATGAGCGTAAAAAACGTTATGATGAGTCAAGAGAGGACTTAGATAGAGCAAAATTAATGCAAGCAAAAGATTTAGCTGAAGATAAGATGGAACAAAATGAAGATTTAGCTAAATTAAGAGCTGGAGTTAGTCTTGCTAAGTCAGGAGTACAACAAATGGCTGTTATTGACGAAGAATAATGGTATGATATAACAAAAAAAGGTAAAAACTATGATAAACTATAAAAAACAAACAAAAGTTGCGATACCACCTCAAAAAGTTGAATATGATCCTAAAAGTGTGGCGAACGTTAAGAGAGCAAGAAACGTTATTCCTACTGGAGACTCAAATCCTGTTAAAGGAAGTGGTGCTGCAAGAAAACAAAAAGACGTAACTTGGTATTAGTATGTGGTTATCGGCAATTAAATTAGCCGTTTCTGCTGGAAGTAAAATTTACGCTAACAAGCAGAGAGCAAAAGTGGCTATGTCTGATGCACAGCTATTGCATGCAGAGCGACAAGCGCGAGGAGAAGAAGCTTACCAAGGTAAACTTCTAGAAGCACGTCAAAACGACTACAAGGACGAGGTGGTTTTAGCGATTCTCACGTTGCCCATATTGGTGCTCGCTTGGGGGGTCTGGTCGGACGATCCGGCTGCTATGGAGAAGATAAAAACTTTCTTCGAGCATTTCCAGGCACTTCCGACATGGTTTACAAATTTATGGATCCTTGTATGTGCGAGTATTTTTGGTATAAAGGGTACACAAATTTTTAGAAACGGAGGAAAAAAATGAAAAGGTTTGTAGGATACATCGCTGATAAAATTGTAAAATCAATGCCAAGGAAGAAAAAAGTTTCTCCAGATATTAAGTCCGTTAGACCAACAAAAGATATTTCAGGAAGTGTAGAAAGAGTTAAATCAGACGAGTATATAAAAAGAATTAGAGAAGTAGAGGGCGCAGAAAAAAAAATTAAATCTGGTAAAAAGATGATAAAAGAAGGTCAAAAAGCTAGAAAAAAGATGATTGACACTAAAAGAGCATTTCAATTTAAACACAGTAAAAGCACTCATCCCATTAAACCTGGAGATAAACCAGAAGTAAAATACAAAGGAAATGTAAGAGAACAAAAAATGGGTGGCGGAATGATGGGCCGTAGATTTGGTTACAAAGGTGGTAAACTTGTAGGTAAACAAAAAAATATAGATGTAGCAGCACCATTTGGTACTATTAACGAAAAAGATTTTGATAAATTAAGAGAGAGAAAAAAATAATGGCAAAACTTTGTCCAAGAGGTAAGGCCGCAGCAAAACGAAAATTTAAAGTGTACCCAAGCGCGTATGCTAATATGTATGCTTCTGCAGTATGTTCAGGCAAAGTTACACCAGGTGGAAAAAAGAGATCTAAAAAAATGGGAGGCGGCACTGTAGATATGACTAGAATGAAATATTTAAAAGGTGGCCGTGTCTAATGAGAACGTATTACTCAAAAGGTGGAGGACTTAGAGAATGGGTCAAACAGAATTGGGTAGATATTGCAAACAAAAAATCAGATGGCTCATACCCGAAGTGTGGAAGAAGTGGTGGAGAAAAAAGAAAAAATTATCCAAAATGCGTGCCTATTGCAAAAGCAAGAGCGATGAGCAAAGGGCAACGTGCGGGTGCCGTAAGAAGAAAACAAGCGAAAGCGAATACAGGCCCTACACCTAGTAGAGCTGCAACATTTGCAAAGAAAACAGCATAATGAGAAGACAAGATAAACAACCACCAAAAACTAAAAAGTATTTCAGATCTACAAAATCTGGAGCAGGGATGACAAAAGCTGGGGTCGCCCGATATAGAAGAGAAAATCCCGGTTCAAAACTAAAAACAGCGGTCACTGGCAAGGTCAAACCAGGATCAAAAGCTGCTAATCGACGTAAGTCGTATTGCGCAAGAAGCGCAGGCCAAATGAAAAAATTTCCAAAAGCTGCAGCCGATCCTAATTCAAGACTAAGACAGGCTCGTAGAAGATGGAAATGTTAAATGCAATTAGAAACAGTAATAAGAAAAATAATTAAATTTGTAAATACAAGATTACAAGCTTTGTCAATATCTGTAACTTCAGGTAGTATTGACAATATGGAGAAATATAGATATATAATAGGACAAATCACTGCTTTAGAAGCAGTAAGACAGGAACTCTCTAACCTGCTAGATGAAGATAAGGAGCAAAATGGAAAAGGAACAATCATCGATATTAACTCGAAAACCAAAAATTGAGTTACCTGACAAATCATTAGTCGGGGTTAAAAAAACAGAAAAAGAAATAGGAAAAATTCCCAAACCAACTGGTTGGAGAATAATGGTTTTACCTTTTAAGATGAAAGATAAAACTAAAGGTGGAATAGTATTAGCTGAAACTACATTGGAAAGACAACAAGTTGCTTCTCAGTGTGGTTTAGTTTTAGCTATGGGTCCTCAATGTTATAAGGATAAAGAGAGGTATCCGGAAGGACCATGGTGCAAGGTCAATGATTGGGTGATGTTTGCAAGATATGCAGGATCAAGGATCAAGATCGAAGGTGGGGAGATTCGTCTGCTAAACGACGATGAAGTGTTAGCAACAATTGATAGTCCAGAGGACATCTTGCATGAGTTTTAATCATAGGAAGGAGTAACTATGCCAGAAGAAGAAAAGAAAACAGTAGATATAGATACGTCAGGACCTGACGCTACAATCGATATCGAAGAAGCAAAAGACGAGTCGGTTGTAGAAACCGAAGCGCCGAAACAAGAAACAGTAGAAACAAAACAAGAAGAAGTAAAAGAAGAATCAGTAACAGATAAAAAAGAAGATGATACTAAATTAGAAGAATACAGTAGAGGTGTTCAATCTCGTATTGCGAAATTAACTCGTAAGATGAGAGAAGCAGAAAGAAGGGAAAAAGCTGCTTTAGATTATGCCAAAGGTGTAGAAGAATCTAAAAAAGAATTAGAATCTAAATTTAAAAAAACAGATTCTGATTATATTAAAAAATTTGAGACCACTATTTCATCAGGTTTAGAAGCAGCACAAAAAGAATTAGCTGCAGCTATTGAATCTGGTAATGCTGAAGCTCAAGTTCAAGCTAACAAAAGAATTGCAACACTCGCATTTGAGAATGCAAAACTAGAGGCAGCTAAAGAAGGTAGAGAAGCACAACCAACACAGGCCGAGAAACCTGTAACTAACCTATCTCAAGGTGGAAATGTAAATATTCCTCAATCAGATGATCCTATTAATATGGATCCAAAAGCTGAATCATGGGCTGCAAAGAATCCATGGTTTGGAAGTGATAGAGCAATGACATACACTGCTTTTGAGATACATAAGGATCTTACTGAAAAAGAAGGGTTTGATCCTAGCTCTGACGAGTATTATGCAGAAGTTGATAAGAGAATAAAAGTTGACTTCCCGCATAAATTTGGTAATACTGATAATAAGCAAACGACCGCTCCCGTTCAGACGGTGGCTTCAGCTAATAGAAGCGTAAAGCCTGGTCGCAAAACTGTGAGACTCACTTCTTCACAGGTAGCAATAGCTAAAAAATTAGGAGTGCCACTTGAAGAGTACGCAAAACAACTAAAAAACACGAAGGAGGCGTAAAATGGAAAAAGATAAAAAAACTTCTCGTGCGAACCAAACACGGTCAAAGTCTGAAAGACCTAAAGTGTGGGTTCCACCATCATCTCTAGATGCACCCCCTGCACCTGATGGATTCAGGTATAGATGGATAAGAGCAGAGAGCGTTGGTTTCCAAGACACCAAAAACATATCTGGACGAATTAGAGAAGGATATGAATTAGTACGTGCTGAGGAAATTGAAAATGCATCTGATTATCCAGTCCTCGATGAGGGCAGATACAAGGGAGTGATTGGGGTTGGAGGCCTTTTACTTGCAAAGGTACCTGAAGAGATTGCGAAGCAAAGACAAGCTTATATGACTTCACGTCATCAAGAGCGAAGTGATGCAGTAGAAAACGATCTTATGAAGGAGCAGGATGAGAGAATGCCAATCAATGTTGAAAGGCAATCTCGTGTAACCTTCGGTGGTACGAAAAAGTAATTTTTTAAATCACTGAATTTATATAAACCGTACTGGAGGCCCCTCGGGGCAGGTACATTGCAAAGGAAACAACTATGGCAAATAGAAACACACAAGGTTTTGGATTAACTGCTGCAGGAACGCTTGGATCAACTCCAGCGACTTCTGGACAGGGTAAGTACAAAATCGATGCGGGTTCTACGACAACTATATACAATAGTGCTGCCGTTGCTTCTAACGCTGGTTATATTATCGATGGTCAAACAACTGATGCACCTATTTTAGGTGTATTAAATGGAATATTCTATAACGCGGCTACAACTTTAAAGCCGACGTTTGCGAATCATTATGCACAACCGATAACACCAGCGAACTCAGAAGACATCGACGCTTTTGTATTCGATAACCCACAACAACAATATGTAGTAGCAACAGATGCTGCTGTAGCACAATCTGGATATTTAGAAACGTATGATATGAATACGTCTGCTGGAGACGACACAACTGGTCGTTCTACAGCTACTCTAGATATTTTAGACACAAGTGCTGATGCAGCTTCATGGAGATTGCTTCGATCTGCTGAAGATCCTGAAAACGACGAAAACGCAGCTTTCAGATCAGTAGTAGTAGTTGCAAACTTAATTGAGCTACAAAACTAATAGCTAGAATAGGAGATAAAACATGGCAATATCACGATCACAACTAGTTAAAGAACTAGAGCCAGGTCTGAATGCACTATTCGGCTTGGAATATAAAAGGTATGAAAATCAGCATGCTGAGATTTATACTACAGAGTCATCTGACAGAGCTTTCGAAGAGGAAGTTATGTTATCTGGCTTTGCAAACGCACAAGTAAAAGGTGAAGGTGCAGGCGTATCTTTTGACGAAGCACAAGAAACTTTTACAGCTCGTTACACTCACGAGACTATCGCTTTAGCGTTCGCGATTACTGAAGAAGCAATCGAGGACAACTTGTATGACAGAATTTCTTCTCGTTATACAAAAGCTTTAGCAAGATCCATGAGCAATGCTAAACAAGTAAAAGCAGTACAACCTTTAATAAATGGTTTGCCTTCAACAGCAACATTTAAATCAGGTGATGCAAAAGCATTGTTTACAACAAACCACCCTACAGTAGCAGGTACTTTTTCAAATACCTTAACTACTCAGGCGGATCTTAACGAAACATCATTAGAGCAGTCTTTAATAGACATCGCTAAAATGACGGACGAGAGAGGTCTTAGAGTTGCAGCAAGAGGAGTTAAAATGATAGTTCCTTCGGAAAATCAGTTCAACGCTGAAAGACTTATGAAGTCTCAAGGTAGAACTGGAACAGCTGACAATGATATAAACGCAATCGCGTCTATGGGTATGATTCCTCAAGGATACAGAGTGAACAACTACCTAACTGACACTGATTCGTTCTACATCATGACAGATGTACCAAATGGAATGAAAATGTTTCAAAGAGCTCCATTGACAACTGCAATGGAAGGTGATTTCGATACTGGTAACGTTAGATACAAAGCTAGAGAAAGATACTCATTTGGAGTATCAGACCCTAGAGGTATCTATGGCGTTGAAGGTGCGTAATTAAACCAATTTGTGTGGCGGAACACAGTTCCGCCACATTCTAAACATAAAAAGAATGAATGAAGAATACGAAAGTTAAGAAAGGAAATATAAAAGTACCTTATTTTTTAATTGAAACAGATTTAGAAAATATAGACTGTAATTTTTTTATTGAAAAAATAGAACAAGGGATTTTAGAAAAAGAAAATAAAAGTTTTGTTACTAATGTAAAAGGTCAAATGACTTCTTGGACATATTTTAACAATAATTTAAAGTTTATGGAATTATGTCTTCCTATTTTAGATTATTTAGAAGATGACTTTAATCTTGAAGGATGTTCTTTAAAAGAATCGTGGGGTATGAAATCAACTTTTGGTCATTATACTTGTCTTCATAATCATGCCAATTGTTATTTTTCAGGAGTTATTTATTTAAATAATCATGATTCAACAATAGATTTTCCAGATTTAAAAAAACAAATTTCTATTAAAAAAAATAAATTAGTTCTTTTTTCTGGAAATTTAAAACATAAGACTAAAAGACATCTTTCAAAAAAGCCTAAATATGCAATATCATTTAATTTTTATAAAAATAAGTAGATATATAATTTGTACCTGGTATACTAAATAAATGCAAAAATTCTTAGTAAAAATATGGGCTTATTCACACTATGCTTCTTTTGAAGTAGAAGCTGAAGACAGTCCTAAATCCATTGAAAATTCTATCCTTGACAAAATTGGAGAAAAAAGTATAAACTGGGAATATCTTGGAAATGCTTATAGCACCAAGACTAATAGGATAACCTATGAGGAGGTTATTGATGGTACAAGACCTGTACAAACAAAAGAGGTCCTTGGAGTTGAGGTGGCAACTGGAGTATGAACAACAAGGTAGATATACTCTGGATATGGTCAGAATTGATGACAAAATTAGAGAAGTCATTACTGACATTAAACTCGAGGAAGCTAAAATTGCAAATAGAGAAAATGCAATTGAAAATGCTGCTGCCCAAGTTTCTGTGGCTACTTAAATAAACGCCACATCGCTGAAATCGTACATTTCTTGTAGGATCTCTTGCACTCTATTAAAATCTAATATATAAATATCTTACTATACAATTAATTAGAATACTGACGCGTATAGTCGACGGCCTAGAGACAGTATTCGGAAAACTAGGAGGATATAATTATGGCAAAAACTACGTTTTCAGGACCGGTCATTTCTAAAAATGGCTTTGTAAACACAGGCCCTGACATGACTGTTAGCTTAACAGCTGACACGACTTTAACAGTCGCTACACACGCAGGTAAGATCTTACTTTGCAATGATGCTGATGGTAAATTTACTTTACCAAGTATTAATGTAAATAGTAACGGTGCTACTGCAGGTGATACTGACTTTAACAACTTAAACAATATCGGTGCATCTTTTCACTTTTATGTGGAAACAGCTGCAACTGATATGGACATCAAAACAGATGGAACTGATAAGTTTAAAGGTTCTATTTTAATTTCTGTAAATGATGGAAGTATAAAAGGTTTTGTACCAGGCGCAGCAAATGATGTTATAACTATGAATGGTTCTACAAAAGGTGGAATCGTTGGTAGTGTCGTATCTTTCACAGCGATTGATACAGCTACGTACTTAGTTCACAATTCTTTATTGATTGGATCAGGTACAATAGAAACACCTTACGCAGACGCGTAATAATTAAACTCGGAGCGCCTGGTAATGCAGGCGCTCTTTAAAAGGAGGACAAAAAAATGGCAGACACAGTATTAAATACAACTGTATTTGACGGAGCAAAAAAACTTATCACTCACTACAATGTAGTTTCTGATTCTACTGGAGGCACAACTAAAATAGTTGACGTTTCTGCATTGGCATCAAACAATGGTAAAACTTGCAAAACAGTAAGATTAAATAAAATTAGTTTTAGTGTTTCAGTAACAGCACCAGTTGATGCAATAAGAATGTTATGGGACGCTGACACAGATGTAGTATTTCAAACATTGAATGGTGAAATGGAATATGACTATTCATCTTTTGGTGGTTTAAAAAACACTGAAGCTACAAATTTTACTGGAGATGTAAATGTTACATTACCAGCTTGCTCTAACGGAGATTCAGCTACAATTGTTTGTGAGTGGATTAAAGTCTACGAATCGTAGGAGTTTAAATGGCTAATACTACTTCGGGAACAGCAACGTTCGACAAAACTTTTGCTATTGATGAAATAATAGAAGAATCTTTTGAACGTATTGGTTTACAAAATGTTGCAGGATATCAATTAAAATCTGCAAGAAGATCTCTTAATATTCTTTTTCAAGAATGGGGAAATAGAGGTATTCACTATTGGGAAATAGCTTCAACAAATATTGACCTTATTGAAGGACAAGCAGAATATAAATTTTACAGATCAAGTGATGATGGCACAAGTGCTACATCTACTCCTTCTGGTATTTATGGAATGTCCGATGTTCTTGAAGCACAATTAAGATCTAATAGAACTCAAACAACTCAATCTGATAGTCCGATGACAAAAGTTGATAGATCTACTTATGCAGGTTTTTCAAATAAACTTTCTAAAGGAACGCCTAATCAATATTGGGTCCAAAGATTTATAGATCACGTTAGTATTAGTGTCTATCCAACACCTGATTCTAGTAATGCATCAAAAGACATGCATATATATTATATAAAAAGAATTCAAGATGCAGGTGATTATACTAATGCAACTGATGTGCCATTTAGATTTGCGCCTTGTATGGTATCAGGACTTGCATATTATTTAGCACAAAAATATCAACCACAAATGGTTCAAGTAATGAAATTAGCTTACGAAGATGAATTAGCTAGAGCACTAGCAGAAGATGGTTCAGCTTCTAGTACATACATTACACCTAAAGCATACTATCCAGGAGCATAATTATGGACAAAGGTAAAATACAGTCAATAGCCGAAGAAATTGCTGATGAAGATTTTGGTCAAGAGTTTTATGATCTAAGTGAAAAACAACAAGACAGAGTTTATAGAAAAGCAATGCAAAGATTAAATGATATGTTGGCTGATAGAGCTGACATGATGAGAAAAAATGAAAAATATGGTGGTTATATTGACAAACCTTTAGGACCTGGTGGTGCTAAAAAGAAAAAGAAAAAGAAAAAGAAAAA